CCACCTAATATGTTAGAGGAAATATTTAAAGGTCTTTCAACCAAATATGAATCATCGTTTTTCACTGCTACGAGTCCGATAATTTCATCTCCATTTACTAACTTAAAGTGTCTTATATTGAGTTCTTTCATATTATATATTTATATCATGCAGATTGTAATCAAACTTTTCTTTTGAATATATTTTAATTCTTTCTGCAGCATGGTTTAATGTGTAATTCTTTCTAGTCTTCCAATGTAAATCATCAGCTATATCGAATACCTTAGTATTTCTACCATCATCCGATTTTCTTAATCCTCGTCCAATGCTCTGTAGTACTCGTATTTGTGACTTAGAGGGGCTAGCAAAAATAATGTTATGAAGATTACGAATGTTAATACCAGTACTAAAAGTGCCAATGGAAGCGACAATAATTGCATTGTTCTCATTTTCAGTAATAGCACGGGTCTGCTCTCTAGTATCGACATCAGTTTCTCCTGATACATAAAAAAGTTTTCTTTTATCATCTATCTTTTCCTTTAATAAAGTATGCAATGGTTTACCATGTTTTTCAACATAGTTAAATAGTACTAAAGTATTTCCTTCTAAATCCAATGCAAGATTTCTTATAAAATTGTTTCTTGGTTCATATCCTACTATAAAATCCAATTCATCCTGATATTTTCTTTGTTCTTTACAGTATTCATCTTTATATTTTAATAGTAATACATCAATAGAAAGTTTAGCTAAAGTATCTTTATCCATTAGTTCTTTTGTTGTAGTCACCTTATACACTGGGCCAAACAATCCTTCCAATACTAATTGATGTGTTTGAGTACCATCTAAAGTACCAGTTGTACCAATACGATATTCTGCTTCAGTACATTTTTCTAATATTGATGTTAATGATTTAGCTTTAAACTGATGAGCTTCGTCTCCTATTACCATACCAAATCTTTGAAACCATTGTGGTCCTAACTTATATATGGATTGCCATGTAGATATTAAAACTCTATTCTTAATACCATGCCTTTCAGCTCCTCCATATATTTTATAACATACTTCATTACTATTAAACGACTCATCTTGTGAAGAATAATCGGCAAAGTCAGAGTACATCTGTTCAACCAATGAAGTAGTAGGAACTATAATCAAAACGTCATCTTTACAGTAATCTAGGTACCATCTAATGGCCAAATATATAATCAGACTCTTGCCTGAGGCCGTAGGTGATAATAGTAAACCATTCTTATTCTGTAATGTGCACGACAGTGCATCTAGTTGATAGTTCCTAGGGATTATCCTTTTACCTGCACCAGAAATCACCAGAGGCCCCAAAAAGGCATTTAGGTCAATATTTTGAGTTTCACCCAAATTACCGTAGCCCGCAGATGCGGCTGTTATAACCTTGTAGTCCCTCAATTCTGCGAATTCTTTCAAATATTTGAATAAACCGTTATATAAAGTTTGTCTTTTATAATCATAAAGTCTTATCTTTCCATCCCATACTCTATTCCTATAAGCAGGCATAAATTTATATCCAGGTACAAAAAACTGGAAATGTTCAGATAGTTCACGTTCTATACTAGGGTCACAGCTGACATGCATAAAAGTCTCATTCATCTTTGCTACTTTAATTACATCCATAATATATTTTGTATTCTTTGTTTAGTTGATTCAACGTCTTTACATAAATATCTATTTATATACCAATGAAGAAACATCTCGTTTTCCTTCTCACTGTACCAACTAATATCTCTGACAGCTGTTTTAAGATGAGGCAGAGTTTGAATCTTTTCAGTTATCCAATGGTACTCAGGAAATCCATAAGATATTATAGGTACTTTATGCATCATACATTCAATACCTGCTGTACTATTTTCTAACACCGCTACGCGCGCGTGTGGGAGCACGTCATGTATACTCACGTACCCGTCTATAACTGTTTTACCTTGAGCTCTCCACTTTTCTATTTCTTTATCCTTTCCTTTCATACCAGGATGTAATTTAATTACTATAGGTTCATCATCTATTGCATCTACTATTTGACAAAGTTTTTTCCAATGGTCACCAAATCCAAAACCATTTACAGTTTCATCATGAGGTTGTTGTCCTATAATTAGTATATGTTCCTCAGGTATTTTAATCTTTGACTTACGCCATTTAAGTAATATCGAATCATCCCACTTATTAGATTTTTGTTTTATTAAATGTTGTACATGTTCTCTATCTGCTTTTAAGTTCATAGAGTAATCAAAAGGATTCATCCAATCAGGTTCTATATAAGCCATCTTTGAATCATTAGCATATCCCCATTGGTCAATAGCAAAATGTCTAGATGTAGGAGCAGTTGGTTTTATAATCATGGAATTTTTAACTCTTGGCCAAATAGATGTATGATTATAAAAGTGTATGTCAGCTTCAGATTCTTCTACTACTTCTGAGTGACCAAGCTGTAGCATAGCTTCACGAACTATTTCATAGTATCGTCCTAAGTTATCAAAACGGTGATTGTGAAATTTAAATACCACTTGTAAATTTACGCCACTCAATCATGTTCTTAATGGTTTGATGTCTCCATTTAACATTGTCTAATATTTCTTTGAGTGTATCGCATACCTCTTGCAGGTATATCATCTTAGACTGATGTTCTTGAATAACTGGGTCCGCATCATAGAATTTATCCATATCTCCTTTGAGTACAGTTAATCCATCTAATGGGTCATAATCCCAGCTTTTAGAATCCATTTCTTCTTGAGATAGTTTACCATTATAATGTTTCCATTTATCTCTCAGAAGCACTTTAAATTCTAATTCAGCTTTTTTAAGTTTCATTTTATTTACTGATAATATCTCAAGATATTTACCATGTAATTTAGCTGAATCTCTGGAAGATTCGTCCAAAGCCATTTCATCAATGACTGAGTCTTTTTTCCACATTTCTAATATTTGCTGTAAATCATTCATATAGTATATATTATATCACAGTTTACGCAAAAAGTAAACTGTTTTTTACTCAAATTCAAAGTTAGTGTATGAGAAAGTTATTTCTGTTGATAAGTAATTAACGGTATCTGCAGTTGAAGTAAATTCAAGAGCTCCTATACCTGTAGGAAATATATCCTTGAATCTTATAGTTTTATTAACGTTATTGTGAGAAGTAAATACTAATAGTGTAGCATCTTCTTTTAAATTCTCTACTTCTTTACCTTTTGCTGAAGCTATATCATGCATCCAATTATAAGTTTCTAAATAGTTATCAAAGTTTTCTGTTATTTGACATGTAATACTTAAATCAGAAAATGTTAATCTAGTTCCTGGTGCTGCATAATCAACTGTTTTATATGGTAAAGGTTGTTCTTCCAAAGTAATTTGTGGAAGTGTTATTGTAGTCGCAAAGTATTCTAGGTTTGGAAATCTTAAACTATTTATTTTAAGATGAAACCCTGTAGGACTTAAATAATTTTTATTTGTTGTGACTGCCATATAATATATTTATATAAGAAAAAGGGCCCGTTAAGAGCCCTTTTAAAAAGAGTATTAACTCTGGCTTACACCATGATGTCGTCAACTCTGAAGATTCTGAAGTATTGGTTAGCTCTATCTGAACCGATAGTACCATCAATAGCTACGTAAGGGTTAGCAATCATGCCGTACCTTGTTTTGAATCCCATTCTTGGTTGGAAATCGTTCTCACCAACTGCTTTAACCATTGTTAAAGGAACGTAAGGACAATAGAATAGTCCAGCGTCGTATGGGTTTGAACCTCTATAACCAACACAAACGAAGTCAATTGTTGCATATGGGTCGATGTAAACTTTAACTCTACCATTTAGTAATCCAGCGAATGTATTACCAGTATCGTCAACGTTTAAGTCAACTGAAAGAGCAGGTGTGTAGTCTAAAAGACCAGCAGCTGCTAAAGCTGAAGCTACGTCTGAAGAACAGATAATGAAATTACCTTTTCCTCTTCTTGTTTCTTTAGCGATAACATTACATTCTCTCTCAATCTGCATGATTAAGCCTTTAAATCTCTCAACCATCCATCTTCCGTCTGAATCAGTGTTAACATCAAAAATACCACTTACAGCAGTAGATGATTGTAAAGCACCGATTTTAGCAGTTTTAAGAATACTTCTAACGACTTCTCTGTTGATTTCAGCTAAAATTTCAGCTGAAAGGATGTTAGCCAATTCGCCTTCAGCGTCCAATCCATGAACAGCTTTAAGGTCTTGTGCTAATTCCATTGTGTACTCAGCTTTTAGAGCTCTTGACTTAGCTGTGACAGTAGCTTTCTCGATTGTGAAAGCCATCTCTCCAAATGAACCATCTCCTGATTCACCAACACCTAATCTTTCAGCAGCGGCTGTGGATAAACCAGAACCGAATGTTGAAACTGTGTCAGATTCGTCAGCGATTGTACCATCTGTATCAGCATCAGTCACTCCACTTAACCCTGTTGGGTCAGCTTGGTGAGTACCTGTACCTGAAAAGTCAGTATCAGCTTCATTAAATAAAGCTTCAGTACCGCTTTGTGTTGAGTACTTAGATTTCATTGCGAAGATTAAACCAGTTGGTCCACTCATAGGTTGGACACCAGCTACATCATAAGCAATAAGGTTTGGCATTGCACGTCTTACTAAAGAAATCAATACTGGGTCAAAAGTACCAATGTTATTTGGTGCTGAACCTGAACCGATATTGTTAGCAGCTGCAGCTTCAGAAATAAAATTTCCTTGTGCTTGAGCTCTTTCTTCTGCAAGGGCAACTTCCTGGTTTTCTAACAATCTAGCTGTGACAGCTTTCTTGTATTTATTTTGGATTGGGTCTACACCGTCATGGTCTAGAACAGGACCCCATTTTTCCATTAAATTTGCGTCTGCATTAAACATTTTTTTCCCCTATTATTAAGAAATGTGTTTGTTAATAGCTTGAGTATATCTAGCCATTGACTCAGATACAACTGATTGCTCAGCATTATCTTCACCAAGTAAGCTATCTACTTCGTCCACTGATTCGCTAACTTCACCTTTGAAGTATGAATCTCTAATAGTTTTAACTTTATTTTCAAAAGTTTCGCTATCTTCAAATTCAACATCTTCTACTAATGATGCTAATTTTTCAGCTTCAGTTTCTGCAAGCCCTGAAGATTGTTCTCTTACAATTTCAGCTTTCTGATATTCAGAATTCTGAGCATGTAATCTAACGTTATCTTCTGTGGTTTTGTTTAAAGATTCTTCGAGCTCGTTTACTTGATCGTTGAGTTCATCAACTAAGTCAACTTTACCTTCAGGAACCTCGATATAATGTTCTGTGAACACCTTTTGAAGTGAAGTCATAAACTCTTCAGCAATTTCTGTACGTAAACCGTTAGTCACTGCTAATTCGTTTTCTTTCATCCAATTCTCTACTACGTAGTCTAAGTAAGCATTTACTTTTTCTACTAAGTCATCATTGATTTCTTTAACTTCTTCTTCAAGATTTGAAGCATATTCAGACTCTAGTCTGTCTACTTCTTGTGTTAATTTTGAAGTTAACACTGCTTCGAAGATTGTACCAGCTTTCTCTTTAAATCCATCTGACAATGTAGCCTCTTCAGCGATTAGGACATCTAAATCTTCATCAAAATCTACAGATTCAATTTTGGCTTTAACTTTCTCACCATGCTTATCACCTGCGCCTGAAGCGACTGGTGCTTTTGCTGATTTAGGTTTAACCATATTTTCTGCATCTTTAGATGACTTTAGAGAATCCTCTTCTTCGGCTTCATCGACTTTAATCATTTTAGCGAATAAGCGTTGTGCATCTTCTTTTTTAGCAGCTTTGAGCATATCTACAGCAGCTTGAATAGTTCCAGCTTTAGTTTTTGGAATATTTACTTTAGGAGCCTCTTCTTTTTGAACTGACTCTTCTTCATATTCTTCTTCTTTAGCTTTTGCTTTAGCAGCTTCTTCGATAGTTTCGTCTTCAGAAACAGGTGTTTCCTCTACTTGACTCTCTTGAAGTTGCTCTTCTTCTACTGCGGGGCTCTCTGCTTCTTGATTTAAAATCTCTTCTGACATTTTATATTCCCCTATTATTTTGAGAGTTTATATTAGAGAGGAAATTTTTAAAAGCTCGAATCTCTACCTCAGGTAGATTTTTCTTTGGGGTGCTTTTTATTTCAGTCTCAATTAATTCAATGTCTTGTGGTTGTAAAACGCCGTTATCCCATACCCATTCAACACCTTCCATAACTCCATTTACAAATGCACTTGGAGCTGAAGGGTCTTGAACTATATCTATAGTAGATAACATAAAGTCATCCCCCACGTACTGTGCGCCTTTCTTCGATACAAGACTTCCCATACCACGACTTGATACACCAAGCTTAACACCACCGTCGAGTAAACCTTCTACGATTTTACCCATTGGGGTTTTAAGAATTGATGCTTTTCCAACAACATCATTTCCCTGCCAATGCAGTGAGTTGATTTTGTGTGAAACTTTATCCAGGTTTACAGTTGGTCCTTCCGGATGATTTAGTTCTCCAACTGCTCTTCCTGTTTTAACTTGTTCGGTTATATACTTATCTACGGCTTTTTCCATTACAGCCTTTTCGTATACTCTACCATTTTTGTTCTTTGCTTCTGATTGCATAAACACGCCTTCGATAGCATATTGTTTCTCACCAGTTTTCTTATTGGCTTCAACAATAATATCTAGGTCGTTATCTACAAACTCAGTTATTAATCTCATCTTGAGCTTCTCCTGCGGCGTCATCCACTGGAACCTCTTCAACTGCAGGTGCTTGACCTGCCATTGTTGGTGCTAGTTCTATTTTCTTAGCATCCAAAGCTGCCTTTAATTTTTCTGCCATAACAGAATCATAGGCTTTACCAGCGGCTACGTTATCGCCATCTTTTAAATTGTTTACTATTTCTTCAACGCTCATAATATTTTTACCTCGTTATTATTTATAAAAATTATAATTTCTACTAAGCGAATCTTGGGTCATCTGGGTCTGGCATATCCAGTTCTCCAGCTTTATCCTCAGCATCTATTTGCTTAGCAATGTCTTCAATCTCTTCTTCACTGAATCGTAATACGTTCTTTCTTACCCATTCATTGGATATATAAGTACCGACATACTCATCGAGGGAACTCAACATTTCAAACCTTTCTCTTATCATTTCAGATTGTTTTAGTTCTGAGAAATAGTTATCTTCAATATAATCGAATACAATACCATTTTTCCAACTATTCCAATCTGCTGATGTTATAACACCTTTCAATAAGAGTTGTGTTTTAAGTAGTTGCATGAATAAATCAGAGAATCTTTTTCTTAATCTGTCAATAAACTTCTTAAACTTAACTTCGTCTCTTGTTATTTCAGTTGTTCTACCTAAACTAAATTGTGCTTCTTGTTCCAATCTATTTAATGGAACATTCAATGCTTTATATAGTTTCTTTTGGAAGTATAGGATATCATCTATTTGACCAAGGTTTTCTCCACCTGGTAATGTTGATATCTCAGTACCTCTTCCACCTTCTCTTCTTGGTAGGAAGAAATCTTCCAACATTGACATATGTTTTTTATCATCTTTGATATCGCCTGTTTTAGCATCATATACCAATTTGTTTCTATACTGTTGCATAATACCACGTAAGTAATCTTCAGCTTTTCCTTTTGGTAAATTACCTACATCGATATAAAATATTCTTCTTTCTGGAGCTCTTGATATTCTATAGATTACCAAGGAATCTTCCATCATTCTTAACTGGTTTACTGGCTTTAAAGCTTTTTGTAAATATGAAAGTATTCTTTTTCTACTTGGGTCCATTACACCTGAAGTACAGTATGCAATTGCATCAGGTTTAATCTTTAATCCCTGATTGTATTTACCCATTGCGTTATCCTGGTACATAAAGTATTCTTCCACTTTCTTAATTATTTTTGCACCAGTTTTTTGGTCAACTTCTTCTTCTACCTCTTTGACCTTTCTTAATTTGGTTGGATCGACGTATCTTAATTCTTTAATTCCTGCTTTAAGATTCTCGTTATCTACTACGATATGATATGGTAATCTACCATCAACATACCATCTTCTAAATATATCATGAGCATATTGTCCGAAGTTTAACATACCTAATATATTATCAAATTCAAATCTAATCATCTCTTTGATTTTATCAGATATATCTACTTCATCTAATTTAATATTTACTGGAGCATCATCATGGTCTCCAACAATAGCTTCATTTACTATATCTTCGATAGCGGCATCACATTCTGGTTGAGATGCAATGTCTCTATATTTTAGCATCATATCGACGTCAGACTTTGCTTTATCTCCGTCTACATCTAAGTATGCTCCAAAGTGTCCACCCGCTTGAATAACTCCTGCGCCATCCTCATCCGTTTTAGTAACGAAGGAAGGTCTATCAGGTTTCTTATCTTTCTTACGAGTAATCTCGAAACCAAACATCGAGATTCCATTATTTTTATTATCTTCTGCCATAATATCCTATGAAACTAGGGGGAGGTTTCCCTCCCCTTAATTGTATTTATACTTACGAAGTGGTATCGGATTCCCAATACTGTACAACCCATGTACATTCGAACTCTTCAATAGCTTCAGTTTCGTAACCAACTGCAATTTCTGCAATTGCTTTTGGCCAACAACCTCTAAAGTCGTATCTCTTTAAAACAGATCCGTCTCTATCTAGTTGCTCAATAACCATGTCAGCAAAATAATCATTTGTATTACTCAAACCAGTGTTAGCACTATGTTCGTTAATAGCATTTGACCATTTTTCTAAATCATTTCTGATTCTGAAGTCAGTATCATTAATGATTGTGGTTGACCAATCACCAAATTCTCTAGCACCGGCCATCTTTAGAGTTCTACCTCTAAATGGTACATCCAGTTGTCCTAGTGTAGAATCAGGTAATTTTGAAGCTTTAATTAAAAATGAAGTTAGCTCCACGTCACCACCAACAAATGATGGATAGTTTACAGTAGCTTTGTATAAGGTACTTCTAGCACCTCCACCAGTAAGCTTTGATTTAAAATCATCTATTCCTAAAATAGCCATGTCTTACCTCTCCTATTGTCCACTAATTTCTGAGAATTCTACCCCAGAACGTGTTGCTATAAAGTTCAATGTAATAAAGTTAATAGACCTTGCAGGCTTGATAAAGATATCTGCTACAAATCTGTTAGCATCTATTACTTGACTTGTGTTATTAGTTCCATCACAGATTACTAATGAATCTGTAATACCTCTTCGACCTTTGACGTCTCTTAAGAAAGGCTCAACTAAGTTTTTGAATTGAGCTCTTGTAAATTCGTCATTGAATTCGAATAATTGTGCTTTAGCAGCTGTTGAGATTGCTTTTTCTAATACGATAAACAATCTTCTAACATTGACTCTGTCAAAAGCTGAAGGTCTTTGTAATAAAGTTTTATCACCAAATAGTAATGTACCTTGTCCAGGCATTGATACCAATGGGTTGATTCTTGCTTTATATAATTCGTCCCTTTGTGCTTTTGTCGGGTTGTATGCTAACTTAGTCACACCTAATAGTTGACCACGGTTAATACCTGCCGGTGAGAACCATGCATCCGCTACATTGTCGGTGTTAGCACATAAACCAGCCATATGACCAGAAGCACCAATATATCTATATACGTCGTTATATTTGTCGTATACATATAATGCTCCAGAATCAACAAAGCCGTATGAGCTTGAAGTTAGACCAGCATGACCTGAGTCTGTTCCATCACACCATTGAATTACTGATGTGTGTGGGTTAGCTACTCCAACGCTGTCCTCTAATGGTGGAGATACAAAAGCCATACAATCTTTTCTAGCTGTTGCTATTGATATTAAATCATTTGCTATAGTAGATGAATTATTAACATCTGGGTAAGCAAACAATAGATTAATATCTACAGTTTCAGCATCTTCGAATAAATCATATCCTGATGCGATCTCTCCATTTGTAGGAGCATTGTCGTCTGTTCCGCCAGCCAGTGAGCTATCAATAACAGCTGTGTTGGTTGTCATAGCACCAGCTTGAGAAGCTATAGTTTCCCCTGCATCAGTAAGAGAAGTATCATGATCTGACCACCAAATATACTCTGAAGTTTGATTAATAACTTCTTTGTAAAAATTAGTAGTACCGTCAGGTTTCTTAGCATCTGAACCTTGAGATACAAATGCAAATTTTTCTAGTACTGTGTTTGGTGTACCTGATATTGCTCCTAATTCGTCGACAACACAAATGTGCATTTCGTCTGCTGCACTTGTCTTACCTAAATCTTTTGCAAAATCAGATGTTTCAGGTTTTTCATCAAACTCGCCTTTGAAAGCCCAAGCGTCATAATTACTAGTAGAAATACCAGCAGTCACAACACTAACTTTTAATGAATTACCTAATACACCAGGGTATTTAGCTACCCAAGGTCCAACGCTTAGAGAACCACCAGAGTAATTATTATTATAATCCTCTTCGTTCTTGATTAATTGTCCGGTTCCACCAGTAGCAACTGCATTCAGATGCCCAGATGATACACGAACTACTTTCAACGCATTCCCATACTTTAAGAATGATGCTGCGGTGAGAAAGTATTTAGCGGTATTGTCGTCCGGAGAACCAAACTTCTCAACCAATTCGTTTTCAGAACTGACCAAGACTATTTCGTCCGTAGGACCCCAATTAAATGAACCTGCAAAACCACCAATTGATGATGATACGGCAGGAATCACGTTTGTGGCGTCGATCTCTTGGACCCTTACGCCGGGTGATACTTGAAATGACATCGCTTTATCCTCTAATTATTTCTTGAGTTAGTTAATATGTTCCATAATACGGTTATTTTCAATCATTATTATTTATACTTTTTTAGTCTTTAGTGTAATCGTCATCCTTACCTGCGTAGTCTGATACTACAAATTTACGGTTTGGATGTACTGAAACTCTTAATTTTGTCATAGTTTTACGATTAACTAACATTTCAGATGCTGTATCTTTCTCAGTTAATCCTAATTCTATTAAATATTTCCTATTATTAAATGTAATACCATGCTCTACTACTGGTCTTGTATCAAAATCTTTCTTACCTCTTTTAGGTTCTGATATATCTACAATCTCACTTTCAAACTTTAATCCATTCTTTTTCCATTTAGCTATATCACCATCAACAATCAATTCATCTACATGTAGCATAGTTGCTGATGCTGAATTACCTGTATCAAACTTAGCTCGTATAAGATTATTAGGCATTCCATCTAATTCTATTGATTCTATAAACCCTACTTCTTTTCTCATCATAGGTCTTCTATTCTCTTCCAATGATAACCTATCAATTACTTTACCTAATACAACTTCATCAGGTATCTTTTTAGTCGGTTCGCCTTCTTGGTCGTATCCCATAAAATGAGACCTAATACCAGGTGAACCATTTACTTCTAGTACGTATATGTTCTTACCAACCTTACAATGGTCAACACCACAATATACTGCACCTGATGTTCTAGCTGCTTCTATTATAACTTTTCTTTCTAAATCTGTTAATACATAAGGCTGTGTATCAGCGCCTAAGTGAACGTTATTTCTAAATTCTTTATCATCTTTTTTAATTCTTTCAGCTGCTCCAATAATCTCACCATTTACAACAAGAGTACGTATATCTGATTTAATATCAAAGAACTCTTGTATTAAAAGGTCAGCTTCAAATTTCCATAATGATTGACATACTGAAACTAAAGAACTCATATCGTTTACTTTAGATACACCAACACCTTGAGTTCCTCTTAGTGTTTTAATAATAACTGGAAACTTACCACCTATTTTTTCATGAGCTGTTTCTATTGATTTAACGTTATTTACAATAGCTGTTCTTGGAATAGGTACGTTATTTCTTTCTAACGCTAACGATGATGCCATTTTATTATCGCATAATAACATAGATTCTAAATCATTTACAAGAAAGAATCCAATAGTTTGTAAAGAAGATACTAAGGCTTGAGCAGTTAAAGATTGAATAGCTCCAGCTCTTACGAATACAATTGACTTATGCATATTAATGGTCATATCTGTATCTTCACCATCAATATTTCTTAACTTTACTTCACCAATCTCAACATCAGATGAAGTAATATAAGCTTCAGTAATATCAACAAGAGTATGTTTCATTCCTCTTTTCTTAGCAACTTTCTGAATTAAATCCGCAAAGGTTCCTTCCTCATCACTAAGGCCTAGTACAACTATCTCTAGCTCACTTGGTTTAAGTGGCTCTTCAGTTTTCTCTATTAAAAATTCGTTGAATTTTTCCATTCTGTTTCAAACCATATATTTCCTTCTGCGTCTTTAGTATATTTATTCGCATTATTTTGTTCCGTTGTAAAGCCAAAGGGCAACATATCATCTTGTATTTCTTTTAACCTTTCCTTATATAACATATTCTTCATATCAATATTAGTTAATGATTGGAATACATCAGTTGTAGTAAACCAAGCAAATAAAACTAGGTTCATCATTAAATCATCGTGGTTAGGTGCTATAGCCATAAATGAACTTCCTCTTGAAACAAAGGTACTCATTTCAACTATAGTTTGTGCATCATATATTGTTAGCTTATTTTGCTCTATGAGGTCTTTAATACCTGAGCATCCAATACGCTTAACTCTTCTAGTCATTGTTACGCCAATTGCGTTGGCCTTAATACTAGATTCAACAAACACGTTCTCATATTCTAAATCATAATATAAACCATTACAAACTACAGCACCTTGGTCATTACTTTCTACCACGACGTAAGCTTCATTATATATATTCGCATACTTATATATAATATCTGGTAATAGCATTGGTGATATATTATTATCTCTAAATACTGCTACCTGTTCGAAAGGTTTAGTGCTTACGTCAATTATAGTAAATGTACTATAATCTTGATTCCTTCCTTTCGAAACATCAACTGTCATAATATATTCATGTCCTTCAACAGGATTTTTATATATTAGACATTTTTCATTTACAAACTCTGGGTCTTTACTTTGTTGTGCTAATAACGATTCAGCACTAATTAAAGTATTACCTCTTCCATGGAATGTATTACCAAACTCTTGTTCAAACTGTAGTTTACTTGTGTTTGCTACTGTTTGGTCTTTCCACTTTTCATCTCTTCCTGGTACATCCCACCAATCAACTCTAAAAGGTTTAAATTCATTTGTTTTTTGAACTGCGCCTTCCCAAAGTTTATGATAT